GCATGCGCAACCTGATGGTGAACTTGTTGACGTTATGGAAACGTCAACGGCGAACCGCCGGCAGCCGATGATTGTGTACCTGACGACTAGCGACTTCGAGCGCGAGGGCTCTGTATGCAATGAGAAACACGGATATGCAACAAAGGTTCGCGATGGAATTATTGAAGTTCCCGAATTCTTGCCTTGCATCTTCGAAGCCAAGCTTGACGATGACTGGGCCGACCCTAAAGTCTGGAAGAAAGCAAACCCGAATCTCGGAATATCGGTGTCAGAAGACTATCTCGAAAAGGCTTGCGCGAAGGCGAAAGAGCTTCCGCGGTTCACAAATGAATTCAAGCGCCTTCACCTGAACCTTCGGACGGAACAGTCAGAACTCTGGATACCGCTAGACAAATGGGATGCCTGCAAATCTGAATACGATGCGGCAGACCTGGAGGGCAAGGAATGCTTCGCGGGTCTTGACCTGGCATCAACTAGCGATATCACCGCGCTGGTTCTGTTGTTCCCGATGGGTGACGGCGAATTTAGAACCTTGGGTTTTTACTGGGTCCCTGAAGCGGCCATCGTGAAACGAACGACGCGCAACCATCCGTTCTACGCAACTTGGAAAGAGGCCGGGCATATGCGTTCAACGCCTGGCGATATGACGGACTACGCTTTCGTCCGGAAGCATATTAACGAACTGGGTAAGCAGTATCGGATCCGGGAAATTGCGGTCGATAGGTTCTTCCAGGGCGCGCAGCTGTCGAACGAATTACAGGAACAAGACGGCTTTGAAGTCGTGGCGTTCGGTCAAGGTTTCGCGTCGATGGGCGCGCCTTCGCTGGAGTTCGAGGGATTGGTTCGACGTGAAAAGCTTCGGCACAACGGCGACCCGGTTCTGCGTTGGATGGTGTCGAATATCTGCGTGAAGCGTGACGAAGCCGGAAACATCAAGCCCGACAAAAAGAGAAGCGGCGACAAGATCGACGGAGTTGTTTCGACGATCATGGCAATAGGTCGGGCAGCTGCCGGCATCAAGAAAGAAACGGCCAGCGTGTATGAAACGCGCGGCATGATCTGGATATAAGGGGCACGGTTCGAAATGCCACAAGAGAAATCAATCATCGTTGACGCATATGGTAAGCCTTACGAAGAACGGTCGAACGTGAAAGACCCTGCCGAATGGTTCTTGAACGCCGCAGGCGGTCAGCGAACGTCAAGCGGGGAACGGGTCACGCAGTCCGCCGCGTGGGCGCTGTCGGCGTACTTTGCCTGTATAAGCAACATATCGGAAGACATCGCCAAACTTCCGTTGCACGTATACAAGCGCAAGGGTCGTGCGAAGACGAAGGCCACCAACAACGATCTTTACAGGTTGCTTCATGCTGCGCCGAATCCTGAAATGACATCTTTTAGCTTCCGCGAAACGATGGCGCAATACGCGCTTGCCTACGGTGACGCATATGCGGAGATACAGCGCAGCAAGGGCGGAAAGATTATCGCCATTTGGCCGCTTGATTCGTCACGCATGAAAAAGGTTCGAGACGAAGGCGGCCGGCTGATCTATGTATACCATCGGGCGAATAATGAGATGCAGGGGTTCGACCCGGTGGACATTCTCCACGTTCACGGGCTCGGCGATTCGGGAACGTCTGGCGTTGCGTTGGTTGACGTTGCCCGCGAGGTTATCGGTTCTGCGTTGGCTGTGAACAAGTTCGCTTCGACGTTCTTCGGAAACGGGGCATGGATGGGCGGGATGATTTCTGTACCCCATGAGCTATCACCGAAGGCCCGGAACAACCTTGTTCATTCATTCGAGGAGCGCCATCAGGGCGCCGGAAAGTCTCATCGGCTTGGAATCCTCGAAGACGGCGTAGAATGGAAGGGTTCCATCGGAGTCGAACCGGATAAGGCGCAGTTGATCGAGGTCCAGAAATTCAAGGTAGAAGACATCGCCAGGCTTTTCAGAATGCCGCCGCACAAAATACAGATGATGGACGCCGCGACATACAGCAACATTGAGCAACAGTCTATCGAATACGTTACAGATACCCTCATGCCTTGGCTATCCAGGTTCGAACAGGAGTTCGCGCGGTCCCTGTTCATTAGCGCTAACAAAAACCTTTTTGCAGAGTTCTTAGTAACCGGGTTGCTTCGTGGTGATTCGGTCAGCCGGGCGGCCTACTACCGCGAACGGTTCATGATCGGGACCATGAGCCAGAACGAAATCCGCGAGCTTGAAAACGAGAACCCGATTGGACCGGAGGGCGACACCTATTTCGTTCTTACGAATTTGTTGCCGCCAGGACAGACGCCGGCACCCGGCAACGGAAGCCGGGCTCGTCCGATTGGCGGGGAATCGGGCGACTTCCGCGTCAACATCGTCCGCCGGCTTGCCGCCGGCCAGCGGCCGAGCTTCGGCTCTATATTGCTACGCCTTTCAAACAATATGATCCTGAAATGCAACACAGCAAGGAAGCGTTCGCGGTTCGATGAATGGGCGTCTGGGTTGGCCTCAACTGCCATGCAGTCGGCGCTGATTCACCTGTCGCCCTTCGTTGATGCGTTCGTTTTATCAGCGTGGCGCCTGGATTCTGATCAGCCCTTAACGGACTGTCCCAGGGAATTGGTGAGAACTATGAGCGGGACTATGGCCGAACGGTTCGGCGTCTGGATCGAAGGGTATGTTTCTCGCGGAACTAAGCCGACAAGTGACGAACTGTGGTCGATGGTTGGCGATGAAATGGACGAACTTCAACAATTCACGGAAGGGCTTTTGGATGATAGACGAGACGATATACAGGAGGATTGAAGGCCGCGTCGGCTTTGCGAGAAGCGCCGCAGATTACCTTGCTGTCCTGGACGGGCCGCGCCGACAGATGGTTCGCCATCAGATTACACCGCGGGCCATGACGACCGTAACAGCAACGACCAGCGGGCCGGCTGTTATTCGAGACGACAGCCGCGACGGGCCGACAGAAGAAGCGCCAGACGTTCGAATAGCGGGCCATGCTGCTGTTTTCTATGATGGAACCCAGCGGACAGAATACCGCATCGGGGATGATATGGTTGAACGGGTTATGCCCGGCGCGTTTGATAGGGCAATTGAGGAAGGGCACGACGTGCGCGGCGTCTTCAACCATGACAAGAATTTGATTCTTGGCCGGACGGCTTCTGGGACGATGACGTTAACCGTGAATCCAACGGGCCTACTGTACAACATTAACCCGCCAGACACCCAGTCAGCCCGAGACGTTGTTACCCTGATCGAACGCGGCGACGTGTCCGGGTCGTCTTTCAAGTTCACTATCCGATCTGAGGACATGAAGCAGGAAGACGGGGCCCACGTGTTCGAAATTCGGGACGTGGACCTGTTCGACGTGGGGCCGGTGACGTTCCCAGCCTATGACTCGACAGATGTTGAAATAGCGGAAGCCAAGCGCTGCGCCGAATTCTTGTCCAACAACAAAGCGGCCTTCTATGATCCTGAAGTGCTGCGGCGAGAATTACGGATTTCGGGCTTGACAACGTTCGGCCTAAGCTACTAAGATATTGCGGGCAATAATGAAACTCCAGGTCGGCCCCGTATAGACAAATTGTTTAGACCGGCCACCTGAAGACGGTCCATCGTACACATAATAAACTCCAGGTCGGCCCCGTATAGACAAATTGTTTAGACCGGCCACCTGAAGACGGCCCATCGTACCCAAAGGGCGCGGTCGCTGTTGGTTGTTCCTTTAAGAGACACCGGTTGCGTTCGCGCCCTTATTCTATGCGCGTGCAACCCTTTCAAGGACTTGAAACAATGAAAACGATACAAGAGCTTCGCGAGGAGCTTCAGTCGCTGACGGACAGGGCGAACGAAATCCTGCAAGCGGCCGACACTGAAAGCCGTGCGCTAACGGAAGACGAACGAAATGGGGCTGACGACCTTTTGAAGCAGGCCGATGTAGTTAAGTCTGAGGTCGGACAGCGTCAGTCGGAAATCGACATCCGCGCCCGTGCCGCTTCACTGAATGATCATGTTGACGATTCAACGCGCAGGGCTCACGATGGAAGCGTCCGCGTTGATGACGAACCCAATGTGATCGAATCACGCGGCAACATTTCCGTACGGGATCGGTCAATGCCGGACTATGGCGGCCGGATCAAAGGGTTCGCGAACAAACGGCAAGCCTACGCCGGCGGACAATGGCTTCGGGCTGTCGTCACGGGTGACGAACGCGCCCGCAGTTGGTGCCGCGATAACGGTATGGATATGCAAAGCCGCGCGCTCGGTTTAACCAATAACACAACCGCCGGCTACCTGGTCCCCGAAGAACTTTCAAGCGCGTTGATCAACCTACGCGAAGAGCGCGGCATTGCGCGCCGGTTCGCGAATGTTCTTCCAATGGGAACCGAGACCGTTTTGATTCCTCGCCGAACGGGTGGCGTGACGGCTTACGCGATGGGCGACAATCCATCAACAGGCGTCACGGCTTCCGATCCAACAGTTGACCAGATCGAATTGAATGCGCGGGTCTGGGCAGCATTGACTCAGGTTTCCAATTCGTTGATGTCCGCAGCTGTTATAAATGTCGCGAGCTGGTGCGCTGATGAATTCAGCTATGCGTTCGCAGACCGCGAAGATGAAGCGCTATTCAACGGTGACGGAACGTCAACGCATCACGGAATCTTCGGGATCACGCAGAAGCTTATGGACGGAAACCATAATGCTGGGCTGATTACAACGTCAGCCGGCGAGCTTGCTTTCTCAGATCTGACCTTTGCCCATTTCGAAACCGCAATCGGTACGCTTCCGCGGTACGCTGCGAACGGTGCGGCTTGGTTCGTTTCGCAGTTCGGCTTCGCTCGCGCTATGCAACGGCTCGCGGATACCGTGGGCGGAATGACGTTCAGCGATGTCGGCGCAGGGCTTGGCCCCAGCTTCTTGGGATTCCCGGTTGTCATTACGCAGGTAATGACCGCCGCAACCGGCGACTCGGCTAACACGGTTCTTGTTGTTCTTGGCAATCTGCGCCAGGGTGCGACGTTGGGCGACCGCGAAGGGTTCAGCCTACAGGTTCTTCAAGAGCGTTACGCTGAGTTCCTTCAGACTGGTTTGATGGCGACGACGGCCTGGGACATTGCCGTTCACGGGCTCGGCGACAATACAAACGCCGGGCCGATTGTCGGAATTGAAACTCCGGCCAGCTAACGCGCGGCCGTCTGTTTGATTAGTTTAAACCTTTTCGATTGGAGTGAATCAAAATGATTCAAGCACAAAAAGGGCGCGACCAGGTGCTGCTGACGCCGCAGCTGGTGACCGATGCCGCGACTGCTACGGCAAACATGGATTGCCGTGATGGCGATTATGCAACCATCCGAATAAACTTTGCAGCTGAACAGGCTGCCACGTCGGGCGATCCGACTATCAGTCTTCTGGAGTCGGACGACACCGTGGTCACCAATTTCACAACGGTCACCGCGAACATTACGAAGAACCTTGAGACGACGGGCATGGTTCGCTATGAAGTGGACCTGCGCGGGCGCCGGCGCTATTTACGGCTTGCCATCACGGCGGCCACGCCCGACGCTGATATAACCTGTGGGGCAATCGGTACACTGTCGCGACTGGACGAAGCGCCAGCGAATACAACCGATATGCAGTCCACGACATACGACACGGTCGTCATACTGTAGGTTCTCATCGGGCTGCCGTTGTCGCGTAGTTGCGGCAGCGGCAGCCCATCTTTTCACGAAAGGAAAAGGATGGCCGTCAAGCTGAATCTGGGCGCAGGAAGTACCGATATCGAAGGGTTTCACCCATTAGATGCGAAGATGGGGCACGACGTGCGCCACCTTGAATACGAAGATGAATCCGTCGATGAAATCCGCGCTTCGCATATTCTTGAGCATTTCAGCTATCGTGAAGTTTCGTCCGTTCTGGGCGAGTGGCTGCGCGTGCTGAAGATGGGCGGCAAGATCAGGCTCGCCGTTCCTGACCGAGATTGGATTGATGCGCACCCCGACGACCCTGGCGCCGAAGCGTTCCTGATGGGCGGCCACGCTGACACGCTGGACGTTCACAAGTCCACGTTCAACAAGGCCAGGCTTTCCGACATCATGAAGCGGTCAGGGCTCGAAGAGATTAACGAATGGGAATCCGACCACAAGGACTGTTCATCGCTGCCGGTGTCGCTGAACCTGGAAGGCGTCAAGCGTCGAAGTGTCGTTGTTACTCCGAAGGCGCAGGACTTGAAGATTCGGGCGCTGCTTTCTATTCCGCGAATCGGGTTTAATGATCACTGGGGGTGCATTGTCGATTCGCTGGCCCCGTTCGGCATTCCGATCATGAGGTACACGACTGCATTCTGGGGGCACGGTATTCAATTGGGCCTGGAGGAAAGCTTGAATGATGGCATGGATTGGGTGCTATGCCTTGATTACGATTCTATCTTTTCGAAAAAGCACCTTGACAACCTGATGGGCCACTTCGGCCGAAACCCTCAAATCGACGCCCTGGCACCGTTGCAGATTGGGCGCAACCGCGAAGCGCCGCTGTTGACCATCAAAGGGAAGGACCGGCTTTCAGTTAGCAGCAAGCCGATCCAAGCAGATACAGCGCATTTCGGGATGACGCTTATCAGAATGGACGCGCTTGCGGATGTCCCGAAACCGTGGTTCCACGGACGGCCGGCCCCTGACGGAACCTGGAGTGACAAGCGCCGCATCGACGACGATATCTGGTTCTGGAAGCGATGGGCCGCAGCCGGAAAAAGTGTTTTTGTTGCAACCGATGTCCAGATCGGACACCTTGAATGCGTCGTCTCTGTATATGATGACAAACTTGAAAAAACTTTTATCACGATGGACGAATGGCAAGACAAGCACCGGCCAGGCACGAACCGAAGGGGGGACGTTTAGATGATGCTGAAGCTGTTGAAACCTTGGCGGCGGTTCAAGGCGGGCCACGTATTCGATCCACACCACAACGGGGTCGCAGATGCGTTGATCCGTAAAGGGTTCGCGGTCGCAGCTGACAGCGCGCCGGAGCGTCGCCAGGCACAACGAGAAGCACCGGAACCAATGGCCGCAGTATTCGACGCGGCACGCGATGCGATGGAACCAAAGCCCAGACGGGCACGCAAGCGCACGACAAAGAGTTAGGCTAATATACCATGTCGATATATGCACTGAATCAGACAACGGCGCCGGCAGCTGAACCGGTGACCGCCGCGGAAGCGAAGCTTCACGTCAAGCAGGATTCGGCCGCGGATGACGCCATTTTCACGCGGTTGATCGAAGCGGCACGGGACAAGGTCGAATCGGACACCGGCCGGCAGTTGATCACAGCTGACTGGACGCTGGGTTTGCAATCGTTCCCTAAAGAGATATTGTTTCCTTATCCGAAGCTGCAAGCCGTTATCACGCCTACCTATATCGACACGGCCGGCGATTCGCAGTCGCTGGCGGCATCCGTTTATCAGGTAGACGCCTTGTCTGAACCTGGCCGGATGCGCGAAGCGCACGGGCAAACGTGGCCGGGAACGCGCGACGATTACAACGCGGTTTCTATAGTTTACCGATGCGGATACGGGCTGAGCGGGGCATCAGTGCCGGAAGGGTTGAAGCAGGCGATGCTGCTTTTAATCGGACACTGGTATGAAAACCGTGAAGCCGTGCTTGTTGGGACAATATCTAAAGAAATTGAGCTTTCCTATAATGCGCTTGTTTCCCCGTACAAAGTAGGGTGGTTGTGGTATGCGGTCGGGAACACTTAGACACCAAGTTCAGGTCTGGAAGAACGCCGAAACGCAGGACGCCGAAGGACAAACCACCTACACGCCCGCGCTAGACGGTACGCGATGGGCGCAGGTGGAGCCCCTGACGGGCCGTGAATTCTTCGCAGCTGGGCAAATGGAAGCCAGGCACACTCACCGGGTTCGGATGCGCTATTATGATTCGAGCTTGAATTCGGTTGATTATTACCTGGTCTTGATCGAAGGAACAAGAACGCTTCAAATCAATTCTGTTTCTGACATCATGGAAAACAATAGAGAAATTGAATTGATGTGTACGGAAGTCAAGGGGGCCTAGATGGCGCGTTTGTCACGAGAAGGGTTTGTCGACTTTAAGGTGGTCGGCGACCTTGAACTTGAAGCGGCCTTAAAAAAACTTCCGCTTGTTGCGCAAAAAAAAGTATTCCGCCCAGCATTAAGGGCGGCCGCGAGGCCTATATTGGTTTCAGCGAAGGCCAGGGTACCTGTCAAGACTGGAAAGCTTCGGCGATCTTTGAGGGTGCGATCAATCAGAAGAACGCGGAAGCGGATTGGTGTCAAGGTCGTTTCGTTCTTTGTCGGCGAAGCGTTCTACGGTGGCCCGGTTGAGTTCGGCCACTTTGCTGGCAGGCGGACAAGGATTTCAAGGCGCAATCAAAGGAAAGGCCGGGCTGCCTCAAGCTTTGGCGAGACAAGGATATGGGTCAAGCCGCAGCCGTTCCTGCGGCCAGCCCTTGACGAAAATCGGGAAAGGTCGAAAGGAATACTCCGGAAGACAATACATAACAATCTTAACAAGGTTGCGAAACGGTTGAGCCGGAAGTCAACAGCACGGCTGCGTCGGGCAATCGGGAAGACGGTTTAATGGCATCCATCCGGTCAGATGTCCGCACGTACCTTCAAACATTGTCTTCGGTCACCGATCTAACCGGGGCTCGGGTTTACCCGATGGGCGCGCCGAACTCGGCTACGTTCCCATTCGTAACCGTAACGCGGGTCAGCTCTAACCATTATCACCACACGACAGACGCAACCGGATTAGTTCGTGACCGGATTCAGCTAAACGCTTTTGCATCCACAGCGATTTCTCTAAACAACGTATGCGAAGCGCTGAGGAATGCGATGGATACCTACCGCGGAACGATGGGGACTTCTACCGTGCGGAATTGCACGCTCGAAGATGAATCTGACGATTCAACTCCGCCAACCGATGGAAGCGACGAACTTGTGTACAGTACCCGGCAGGACTATTTTTTGTGGCGCACGGAAGCGGCGCCGACAGCATAAGGGAAAAACGAAATGGCTACCGACTTAGGGACAGGCGCAACGCTGACAGGCGCAGGGATTGACTCAACGTTATTCGCTGAAATCCTGTCGATGGACTGGTCAGGGATAGCGCGCGAATCAATAGAGATTTCGCACATGGGCACGGCTGGCGGAAAAACGTTCATTCCGTCAGACCTTTATGATCCTGGCGAACTCGCGGTCGAACTGAACTTCGCGCAAGGATCAATCTTCGAAGTCGATGCTGCGCCGAATGCCGTTGTTGTTACGGTAAAGAACGGCGCGGCGACGAATACGTGGTCAGCTAACGGATTTATAACGTCTCTGGACTGGTCCGTTCCGCTGGAGGACAAGATGACCGCGAATGCTACAATCAAATTCACGGATGAAATCACTGTTGGCTAAGTCATCAACACGAAAGGGACTTGATGCCGCTTGAAACCAAGGACTCGATTCTGGTCATCGACGACCAGAACGTGACCGCCCTGGATGTCCCAGAATGGAATGGGTCGGTATATCTTCGCGTTATGTCCGGAGAAGAACGTGACGAGCTGGAACGGTACTACTCAGACGCCAAGGAAAAAGGCCGCGGCTCTACGCCTGAAAACATTCGTGCGCGCGTGGCTTGCTTGACCCTATGCGACAGCCAGGGCGCCCGCCTGTTCGATAGCAATGGCGATGTCCACGCGCTAGGAAGAAAGTCAGCCGCGGCGCTGGATAGAATCTTCGAACTTGCGATGCGCCTGAATCGCATCGGGGAACAGGACGTCGGACAACTGGCGGGAAACTCAGAAGCCGCCTAGAGCGGCGATTCTGGTTCAAGCTGGCCGGTCATCTCGGGATGACTGTTAAGGAAGCGCAGCGCCGGATTAACTCCGACGAATTCGGGTGGTGGATGGCCTATGATCGCATCGAACCATTCGGAGAAGAACGGGCCGACTTGCGCATTGCGCAGCTATGCGCTTTGATTGCAAACATCAACAGATCGAAAAAGTGTAAAAGTTACAAGGTGAAGGATTTCATGTTCGACTTTGAAGGCAAGGCTGACACCGTTGCGGATCGCCGGCAACCCCCGGAAGAAATGATTTCCATTTTTACAAGCTTTGCGGCAGCGCATAACGCTTTCCTGAAAAGCCGGAAGGGTGGCGCCTGATGGCAATTGCCGGTTCACTTGGTGTCTTGGTTACGGCGAATACGGGGCGCTTCGATAAAGGCATGGACAAGGCCGGCAAAAAGGTTAAGAAGTTTTCAAATGTCGCGGGCAAAGCCAGAAAGGGCATCTCGAAGCTTTTCGCCCCGTTGTCAGCTGGGGCATCATTTGCAGGGATTGTGGCATCTCTAGGCGCCGCCGTTAATTCGATGGACGAACTGGCGAAAAGCTCCAGAAAACTAGGCATCGCGCCGGAGGCGCTGAAGGCGCTACAGTTCGGCGCGGAAGCAAGCGGCGTAGCGGTCAGCACGTTAAACATGGCCCTCCAGCGGTTTACTCGACGACTGTCTGAAGCGGCCAACGGAACAGGAGAAGCCAAGGCCGCACTAATAGAGTTGAACGTGGACGCTGAAGAATTGGTAAAGCTTCCGCTTGATGTAGCGCTGGGACATATTGCGGACAGCATGGCAGACCTGAGTCGAGAATCGGATCAGGTCCGACTCGCGATGAAGCTTTTCGACTCTGAAGGCGTGGCGCTGGTGAACATGCTTCGAGACGGAAGCGCGGGGATTAAAGCGTTTCACGCCGAAGCCGAAAAGATGGGAATCCTGTTTTCAGCGGAAGACCTGAAGCGGGCGGAAGATTTCGCCAAGGCATGGCAGATGGTTATGGAAATCCTCAAGGCGGGTTTCACGAGAACCATAGTCATTATAGGGAAGATCAAGGAAGAGTTCAGCGCGTTCTGGCTTTCGTTTAAAGATCCAAGAAGGTCGGGCGAAATGCTTGACACGCGAATGAAGAGATACGCGCAGTCGACGAGCCAGGCGGCCGAGTCTTCGAGAACATTTAGGCGGCGAATGGAAGGCATGAACGCAGCAGCAGCGGCAGCGGCCAGCGGCATTGAGTATGTAGTCCCGAAGATTAAGGAGCTAACGGAGGCCGAGTTAGAAGCCAACAAAGTAGCGGAAGCGTCCGCTGTAAAAGTTTCTGATATCGTGGACAAGCTGAAGGAGGAACGGTTCGCCATCGGGAAATCGACGACCGAACTTCTGGACCACAAACTCGCTATGCTTGGCGCAGACAAAGCGACAAGGCGTTTCGCTGTTTCAATGCAGAATACCATAGAAACAACAAAGCGTCTTCGCATGGAGGAAGACCAAGCGGAGCAGAACGCAATAGCGCTTCGCCAGCAAGCGCTTTCCCGTGTTCGGAGTCTTGCCGGCGGATTACGAAAAAACCAAAGAACGGCGCCGAGTTCGGTTTCATTGATGCAAAGCCGCGAGCTTGTCGGATCGACTGGGTTAGGGCGAGACAAGGTTGCGGATCATACACGGCTTACAGCCGAACGACTTAAGGAACTTATCGTCAAGGAAGATGTTTCCGAAAAGTTGATGCGCGAGATGTTGGCCGTTCTTCGGGACGCAAGCATTCTTACCGATAAAATCAAGGGTTTGAACTGATGGCCGTTGAATCTGTAAACAAGAAACGCGATTCGCGCAGCTATTCGCACGGCAGCGCAGGGCAGCAAGGTTCAGAGACTTACGTCGTTTTGATGGCATCAACCGCGGACATCGAATCGGAAATCATTTCAGTCACGTCAGAACAGGCCGGCCTTCCGCGGATCGGCGATTCGTTCGATGCAGGATCAAGCAACCTGCGCTGCTTCAATCGGAGAATAGTAAGAAGCAGTGATCGGGTTCACGAAGTCGAAGTGAGTTATGCGGCATCGTTCCCGATATTTCTAAACCCCCTTGCAACCGGCGAAACCGGAACGCCGTTCACAGAGCTGCCGAGGGTTAGATGGGCCCCGGTCAAGCTTCGTGAACCAATTGATCGGACCACGGACGCAGAACCGCAGCCCATAGTGAACACGTCAAACGAGCCATTCGATCCACCAATCCAGGCGGACCGACATCTGGTCGGATTGACGTTCGAGCGCAACGAAGAGCGGTTCGTTGCTTCCGATGTGATGGCCTACACAAACGTCGTCAATCGAGAAATATGGAACGGCTTCCCGCCGAAGGTCGTCAAGTGTGAAGGCATTAGCGGGGAACTTGTCCAACAGGACGCATATACGTTTTGGGTTGTCAGTTACGAATTCTTGATTGACTCAAAGCTAAAGCATCAGGCGCGAGTCCTGAACCAAGGGTACCGCGAGTTCACAGGAGTGGACAAAGACGGCATTCCAAAGTTCAAAGAAATTCTGGACGAAGACGACAACAAAATCACCCTTCCGGTAATGCTTGACCGCGCGAGCTTAGTTTTGACGGAAGGCCGCCGGCCGTACTGGCTGGAGTTCGACATTTACGAACAAGCATCGTTTTCGAAGCTGAACATAAAGCTTTAGGGATTTAAGGATTTAGACATGGCGACGAACAGGTGGATCGGAACGACGAATGATTGGAACGTCACGGGAAACTGGTCTTTAGGCGCCGTACCGGTTGCTACGAACGACGTTGTCTTCGAAAACAATAGCCAGAGCGTGGCGGCAACATTGAATCAATCAGCCATTGCGCTGGCATCGTTAACGATAAAACAGTCCTACACGGGAACGATAGGCGTTGCGCCGACAGCCACGGCCGCACCCACATATCTTCAAGTTGATGCCGGCACGCTGGTCATCGGTGGTCACGACGGCGACGTTCGGCCGTCTGGGTCGCAGATGTTGCTGCTTGACCTGGGGTCGAATGCGCAGGTTGTTAGGATATACGATTCAGCAGATCAATCAAACGATTCTAGTAAGATGCCTATCAGGCTACTGGGAACCAACAGTGCAAGCACGCTTGAGGTGTTTTCTGGCAAGGTTTCCATCGCGCAGGAGTGGCCCACGGAGTCGGCGCAATTTGCAACGATAGACGTTGCAGACAGTCGGTCAATCTTGCTGAGCACTGGCGCCGGTGTCACGCTGACAAAGCTCCGTGCAGCAGGAGGAAGGACATCTGTCCGCGCAGCTGGAACGACCCACGAATATTACGGCGGAGCCCATCAAGTGTTCGGGTCTTCCGCGATGACGACGCTAGAATCATTCGGGGGCGAGTTGTCAACGTTCGGAACGTTTACGATTTCATCGGCAAACATGAACGGCGGCAGCCTTGTCAGCAATTCGACCGGGACAATCTCAACGTTCACGTTCGCAATGGGGGTTTCGCATGTCGATTTCTCAAAGATACCATCGGCGCGGACCATTAGCGCGCTGAGGTGGAACGGCGGCGCCGGGACGATTGTTTACAATGAGAATGTTACGGTGACAAGCATGCTGGCACCGACAGGAACGCGGTTCACTTCAGGTTGAAAGGCGGTGACGTGTGGCGACGAAAGTTTGGACGGGCGCGAAGGATTCAAACTGGGCGGATGCGGCGAACTGGAACCCGGCCGTTGTCCCTGTTGGCGGGGATGATGTTGTTCTGATTGATAACGATGTAGACATAGATACCGGTCTAGATCAATCGCTGGTGACGTTGGCATCTCTGAAGATCGATGCAACATATCGCGGAAAGATCGGGACGATGACGGCCTACCTGCAAGTCGATCCGAATACCTGTTGGATAGGTCGATCAGATGGAACAGGTGAACCGACAGGCTCTACGCAGATCAAGCTTGACTTCGGTGCCGTTGCCGGCTGCGATACGATTATCTATTCATCTTCTTCGGTGTCGGCAATGTCGAACTGCCCGCCCATTTGTCTGATCGGTGACCATGCTGCGCACGTATTTGAAATTCGATCGGGCAGCGTTGGTTTCGCGCTTGGCCCGCTTGAGACAAGTGAGTCTTGCAGCAGAATTCACGTCGGATTTGTGGGCGATAATTCCGCGGGGCCTGATGTTATCGTAGGCGGCGGGATGACACCGGCCACGCTGGTCGTGAATTCTGGGAAGTGTAGTTACAACGGCCCGTCTCTGGCAACGGGGCGCTGCCACGGTGGCGAGCTGACCCTCGACACTATAGGCGCAGTAACGAATTTAACCGTCCGCGGCGGCGTCTGTTATCCGAACGCCTTCACCACGTTGACCGCGTGCAACGCTCACGGCGGAATGACTGACTTCACGCAGACGGACGCAACGCGGACGGTGACGGCGATGAACTTCTACCGCGGCGGGTCGGTAAACTGGTCTGAATCTTCTGGACGGTTTACTCTAACGAACGGCGTGATCCAGGAAGCGATGACGTTAACCGGGTTGGAAATCTAACGATGGGTTCAGGGCTTGTCAGATTCGACGACGAAGAACGCCGTGCGTTAATGGCCGTTCTTGCTTTATATACGGGCAAGCGGTTGACTGGCAATATGCCGGCCCGACGTTCGGTTCGTCCGTCTGGTGGTGGAATTACCAAGGCCGTTTGGTTCCGGCTGATCACAGAAACATCCGGCGATTCAGGTTATTCCTCAGATTTTACGACCTGTCAATCTATCGACCCAAACGACTTCGGCAAACTGGCACCGGAGGAAACCCGCAAGATTGTTCGCATTGCCAAGCCGTCAGAACTGCGCCCGTCGGAATACGAAGGAAAGACGATAAACGGAATCCGGTACGAGCGTAGCCAAGCTGGACAAAGAACGGCGACCATTCCGGCTGATCCTGAAACTGAAGAAGAAATCCAGATCGTCGTCCCGGCGTACGTGCCGGGTGACGAAGACAATGGCTATCTCGGGTCCGCCATCCTGGCGGTCAAGATGAAGGGGACGGGGATTGTTTATGGAGACGACGACGAGCCGGTAGTGTGGCAGGAGATAAATCAGGGCCGCGCATGGGCGCAACTTACGGCGGAGTTTACGATTGCCCCTTGAGCGTTAAGTACAAGTCACCAGCATCGAACACTACCAACTCCGCTTTCGTCGAAAGCCGGATGGGTGATTCGCGCCTATTGGATAGTACAGTGATCAAGGGTGACGCGTACATGCTGTCAGCCTTTCTGATGGACAGCAAGAAAAGGAATTTGATTTGGGCGAACGCGCTAACCGGAAAAGTGAAGCGCATTAGGACAAGTCCAAGCGGTCACTACTATTACGACGTTTCGTCAACTGATCAAGGGTTCTTGTTCGTAGCCTCAACTACTGGAATCCAGCGATGGAGTTCTGATCTTGAAACAATGACCCACGAATTCGGCATTCTGCATCACCCTTATTTTGACGGCCTTGACTTAGACGATTGGGGCAGTTTCGGCTTTCCCAGTCTGCCGGAAAGTGTTTGCGCGCAGCCGGATGGGTTCGTATATTCGACATACTCTAGAGACTACGTTGCGAAACACACGTGGGACGGTGATCTGGTTTGGCTGACAAGGGCAGAAGGGTTGGACAAGTCTTCGAATGTCCGCATACAAGGCGGCTATGGCCCACTGCAAGTTGATGAAGATCGAGTCTATATTTGCACGTCAGGCTATAAAAGCCCCAGCCGGCCGGGGGACGGTAACCCCCAGTACATAGCCTACTCGCTTTCTTTGGTTGACGGTCACAAAACGGGCCGCATGGAATACGACGATTCTGATGGCCCTGTTTCGAGTGGATCGCAGAGGGGCCACTTCGTCCAGGTTTCTGGAAATCTCTTGTATGTATGGGAAGCCCGAAATCATGTCTTATGTATTTACAACAAGTATTACGGGGGGCGGCACCCAGCCCAACGCCAACCTTACCCTCCTATACTTTTCTACCCGTATGGCATGCTCGCGACCGGCGGCGGTCTACTGATTGGCGGGGTCGATAACACAATCCACGGGCGGTCTAACCAGCCAAACATAATGGAATATCGTTCGGGTTCCTTTTCTACCTATTCCGTTTGGTTCGACGCTGGAGACGGATCGCCAGAAAGCATCTTTCCGCCCGAAGGCTATACCGGAGCCGTTCAATATATGTGCGAAATAGATCCGCAGGCACTTGGGGGCGTGATCGCAACGAATCGGTTTAATCTAACGCCAGGGGCTATAGTCGGAGACCACCCGAATGCAATTCACAGCAACACGACCGCATTCTTCCCGAACAAAAAAAGCCCAGAGCGCGGTGTGAAGCATCGTGATAGCATATGGCAGGGGCAGTATAATATCGGCGGGGTGCCCACTAGGGTCGGTAATGTGACATCTGTCCCCTATACCACATAAAGGGCGAAACACTGGACGACCTTTTAATTGAAATTGGAAAACAGATTCCGAACCTGGCCGCGCTTATCTTTCTGGTCACCAAAGGGATTTCCGCATTCGAAAAAAGGGATCAGCTTTTGAGGAGTATAGGCGACGAATGCCACAAGGTCCAGCGCGAAACCCTTCATTCAATGACAGAAAACGCGAAGGTCTTGGCCGTTGCCACCGACATCATAAAGGAATACAATGAAGAGAAACGTGTGTCACGAATAGCGTTCAGCGAACGACAAGGGAAGGGGTGATCAGTGGTGGCCGGAGATAAGATTGGCCGAAGACCTCCGGACCCCGTGGTTCCGTTGTGGCTGATCTTCGCCGTTTTCGGCGTCGTAGTGTTCTCCGCGTGGTTGGTGTTTTCTAAATAGAACGGGACGCGCTATGAAGATGATAACGATCTTTCCGCTTGTTGCTTTTGTGGGCTGCGCTCAAAACGTTGAACCGATACAGACATCGGCGCCGACGCAGCAGATAGAAACCAAGACGGGCCAGCAGACTCCACAAGACCTGTCGGTTCATGGCCTACAACTTTACTTCCTGAACGGCCACGCGCCGTCCAAGCTGATCGACGGATTGACCTCTGGCCGACTCAGCGAAAATGAATTGGCGGCCGCAACGCAGACACTAGAAAACGAAGTGGTCACGTTGAGCCAGTCAGGCCCCGGCACCCATACACAGAACATTAGCTTCACGTTCCAGTTATGGGGTGATTCGGCGTCAAGCGGTGCGCAGGCCGACAGCCGCGGAACGCAGCAAGCGGACGCGAACCAGAGAACCGAAGCGGTTCAGGACATTCGGGCCGCCATCGAAGCCGCCGTCCAGCTTCAGGCCGCGCTTCAGGCGCAACAATCGTCCACGCAGGGCCAAGCCACCGAAGGGTCAACAGCGTCAACCACGTCAGCCGCGGAGTTCAGCGCGAAGCTTGACGCCGTCCTTGAATTGCTGCGGGGCCGCGAAGCTGATACTACGGGTGGCGAACCGGAAACCGGGACGGGCACCGATGAAGAATAGAAGACGGACTGTATTACAATGTACTACACTGGCCGCCCTGACGACGGGGGGCATTCTGGTAGGCTGTCGCGAGTTCGTGTTCGTGAAGGTCATTTATGGGCCTACTGCGAGCGTTCAGGAAGATCGCGACGAACCGACCATAGATGAATTGATGGGCAGGAAAGGCGGAATTGATGCTGACGACAGAACCGAATAAGGCCGGCCGGCTTTCAAGTAGCCCAGCCGGCAAGCCGTTCCACAAGATGTCAACGTTCTGGTCAGGGCTGGCCCTGATCGTCACGGGCATCGGGAAGGGCTGGGCTGAGCAGAATATGCCGGGTGCCACGGAAGACCTAATAGGCGGGCTGAATTATCTGGCCCTTGCGGTTATGGGCTGGGGCATTCGTCGCCGGCTCGGCTAACGATCCGGTCATGGAAGCCGTCGCCCTTCGGGGCGGTGGCAACCTTCCTTTCGCCGGGGGCGGGGCTTGACGGTTCCGCCTCCGGTTTCTTATGTTGCCGGAAGTCGCCCCGTTATTTTAAGGGTTGGAATATTCCAAAGCTTCAGGATCAGATCGAAGTCGCGATGGATCGCTTTGAAATTGAAACGGCTGAAGCGGTTCGGGATTATACCCAGAAAATCGCCGGCCACCTAGGGCAAAGCCACCGGGGCGGTGCGATTAAGAACGCAACGAAAGAGGAATCGTCAGCGCTTCAGCTCGTCGGGTTCCTGGGCCAGTTGGCAGCGTGCAAGCATTTCAATGAATACCCTATTGCCAACATCGGGCGCAGCGGCTGTTACGATTGTGGTCCCTACGAAATACGGTCAACCACTCATAAAAGCGGGTGTTTGATTATTCACGACACCGAATCGGAAAGCCGAAAATGTGTTCTTGCTGTCGTCCATATTGATGACGACAGAACCTCGGCAATCGTTCGATTAGTTGGCTGGATAACAGCCAAGGAAGGGCGAACGAATGAAAACCACCAGCGCGCGGTTAGGCTTGCCGTATATTCTCACGGCACTTATTTCGTGACACAGTCCGACCTTCACGAATTGCACACCATAAATTACGACCGATTGTCATTCGCGCACGTAGAACGCCGGCAGGCACCTGAGCCGGACGAATTGTCGCCGCCGTGGCACCCTATCCCAGGGCGGAAACGTTTTCACTAATAGAACTGGACGACGCAGGAAAGGCGGTTGACAGACCTGTTCAGTTCTGGTATTGGTTTCCCGTATGACAACCCTAAACGATAACGATGTTGAATAATGCCCTGGCCCGGTCCCTTCTATGGGTTGTCATAGCCGGGTCGGGGTGTTTTATTGTCGGACAATGGAGTCCGCCAGGGATGGCGCTATGTCAGATCGTCGGCCTTTTGTCATGATTCCTCTGGACATCATGGCAAGAACTGACATAAGCTCAAACGCGAAAATGGTTTACGGTGTCCTGGCTTACCGTGCCGGGTCCAAACTTATTGCATGGCCCAGCATTCCGACCATTTCCGCAGATGCAGGGACTTCGGGCAGTTCCATCCGTCGCGGAATTCGTGAACTTGTGAAAACCGGGATCGTGATTAAGCACCAATCAGCGGGACGGAATTCGAACCGATACGCGATCCAACCCTGTCAACCTGAACAGGTTCAACCCTGTCAACCTGGCGCGCAACCCTGTCAACCTGGCGCGCAACCCTGTCAACCTGACCCCCGAACTATAAAAGAACAAGAACAAGAACGAGAACAAGAACCGGCGCCGCCGTGGGCGGCCGCCGAACCGTATCACCGGGGGAACGGATCGAAGCCAAGGCGGAAACTACGGGCCTCAAAGTTGTCCGAATGGGATATCTGTTGTTCCGCCATGTCAGGCCCTGCCCTAAACACCGACGCCTTCAAAACTATCTGGATGGAGTGGGTCGACCACCGGCGCGAAATAAAAAAGCCCTTGACGCCAACATCTATTAAGCGTACAACAAAAATGCTGGAGCGATTCGGGCATGACCGCGCCATTGAATCCATAGGAAACAGCATCTCCAACGGTTGGCAAGGGTTGTTCATGCCAGACGCGGGGCGGAGCGACGATTCGCCGCCTCGTTTAACCGTTGACGAATTGAACCGAATCACAGGGGATGACTGATGACAAACCTGTGCATTGATTGCGGCACGAAGTTGACCCGAATCACGCGGGCACCATTACAACAGCAGCGTCGCTGCGTTGGCTGCTTTAAGCAGTTCAAGGTTTTGATGAATGACAGCATCCAACGAAAGGCGGGGAACGTATCCCAGTTTGTCCACCCACTTTCCCCGCGTATTCGTTGCAGGGCGGGGAAAACAAAGGCGAACAAAGAAAGGAATCAAGAGTAATGCACGCGCGAGAAATGGTTGACTTATGCGAAACGTTCGAACGGCTGTGGCCGCGATGGTATCGAATCAAGCACGGAGGCCAAACCGAAGCGAACAGCGAAACAGTGCGGCAGATCAAGCGCATGTTTTCTCGGCATGGTCTGAAATCCGTTCTGGCTGCGGTTCGAGAATATTATGACCGCTGCGATTCTAAACGAACTTTCCGGCCGGATATGCAGGCCATCTTGTCGCACGTCAAGGGGGCGGGCGGAACGCCAGACGAACGAGAATCTGCGTGGACGCCGGCAGACGAATCGGCCCTTGCGCACCATATTGATTTCTGGGCCAGCCGCGGCCAGTCAGCACCGAATCCGTCTGTCTGTTGTTTTGATGCCACTGGTAAAAATCTGCCGCCTGATTCAATTCGCGCGCTTGTAACCAGATCAATGATCGAAGCGGGCGCTAAAACACCGCACGCGATCCGTGAAGAATATAGCCGTTAGGCGGCGCGGCCCGCCGTCAAGACTGACCGGAAACAGCCTTGACTTAATTAGGATGCTCACCTGGACGGGCCGCGCTGTTTTTGCAAGGGAATCAATGTTGTTAAAGATAACCAATACCGCGATGGGGTGCGGGTTGCTTCTGACCTGCCTCGACCCCGCCGTGATGATGTACTACGTGGGGGGGTGGTTCCTGATGGTGATTGCCATGAAAGAGGGCGCGCATGGATAAGTTGGATTTGTTTTTCCTTTGGATTGGGCTACCGCTGTGGATCGGCGGGATGCTGATTTTGATTGTGCTATTGCACAGGATTTCACAGGGGCTTAGGGAACTGCTAGACAATGGGATTGGACATAATGTCGCAGAACAGAAAAGAAAACCGGCAGAACGCCGCCGGATCACGACCCGGAAGTCCGCGAACCCGCGGTGACGAGATGACGAACGTCAAGCAGTCGTCAGAATGGCGTGACGAATACTACAAAACCATCGGCGGGTCAGCTGCCGCGGTGTCGATGGGCGTCGATCCGTTCAAAACGCAAGCGCAATTTGCCCTAGAATGCCGGCACCCTGACGCGCGCGATGACCTGTCCACCAAGCCGGACATTCGGCGCGGCGTCTTCCTTGAACCTATCGGCCGGCAGCTGATCGAGGAATTGACGGGCAACGAATGCACGGAACACGCACAAGACGAATTCGTTTATAACACAGCGCACCCGTTCGCGCATGTACTGCCGGATGGATGGCTGCCCGGCCGGGAACCTGTCGAAATCAAATGGCCGCGCCCGATGAAGTTCAATCAGATTTTAATGGATGGTCTGACTCAAGCGTACAAGCTGCAAGCGTACCACACGCTGGCGGTTACCGAAGCGCCAGTGTTGCATTTTGCGGTCTGTTGTTGCGTTACAATGCGAACGATATTCGTTCCAATCAGGCCGGACGCGAAGATTCAGTCGCGGCTGATGGAATCTGAAAAGCGCTTTCATGGTCGAATCTATTCGGGTTGGGAATTCGAACAAGATGCCGCGGAGCCAATGGACCTGCCCGAGATGGGCGGAGATCTTCATGTTATGGATTCCGAAGCGGACGTGAACGCGGCGCGGTCGTGGATTGAAGCAGAACAGCTTACGAAAGAGGTTTCCGACCTGAAATACAATGCAAAGGAAAAGTTGATCGAAGCCGCTGGCGGTCACGGCCTGTTCGAAATCAGGGACAACGGCGTGGGGCTGTTGCGCGTTCACCACAAGGCCCATGCAGGCGCGTTGTCATTTGATGCTAAACGGTGTGTCGCAGAGAATCCAGAGATGGAGAAATACAAAACACGGAAGAAAGAATCGAAACCGTTCAAGGCTTTTATCCTGAAAGGATGGTAACCCGTGACAGCAATTGTTCCCGTGAACGAGAAAACTAAGGAAGTCCAGGCGCTGATTAAAAAGCTCGCGCCGCGACTCGGTGGCCTATTGCCGAAGCACATGACCGGCGAACGAATGGCGAGACTTCTGAATGCCATGATGTACACAACTCCAGAACTGACCGAATGTACAGAGATGTCACTGATTTCAGCTTTCGTAGAATGTTCCGTCCTGGGCCTTGAACCTAATACCCCGATGGGTCACGCCTGGCTGATACCATACCACGACAAGAAAAGCGGGCAGACCGTGGCCCAAATGCAGATCGGCTATAAGGGTCTGATGAACCTGGCGCTGCGTTCGGACAAGCTGTCGCGTATTACCGCGCGCATCGTATATAAAAACGATCAGTTCAAGATCGTTTACGGCACGGAAGAAACGCTTGACCACGTTCCGCCCGCGCTGGGCCAGGACCGCGGGCCAATCGTCGGCGTCTATGCTGTCGCGTTCTTTGCCGACAAGACAGAAACGTTCGTATGCTTAAGCGAAGAGGAAGTGATGCAGTACAAGGGCAAGTCTCAATCCGGGGGGTCGAAGTTCAGCCCGTGGAACGATCCGCTGTTTAAGCTGTCGATGTATTTGAAAACTGCCGTCCGTCGGTTGGCGTGGATGCTTCCGATGGAAACCGAACTCGCAACGGTGATCGGTAACGAAGACAAGCGCGACGCAGGCATCCGGCAAGAATTTGAACTTGAAATGATTGAAGCGGAATCGAAGCCGGTTGACGATGGCGGCGCGTTCAAGGAACGTGCCGAAGGAATTCAGAAACGGGCGCGACAGATGAAAGCCGAAGCGCAGCGGGTGGCAGACGCAGCGCAGCGGAAGGCGCAACAGGTGGCCGCGGTAACCGAACCCGCCACGGCAACGGAAACGGCAACGGCAACCGCTACGGCTGAACCGCCTGGATTCGTAGCGTTTGAAGATATTCATCATGCGATGAAGACCGAAGGGCACCGCTTCACAACGCGCGCAGAATTCAAGTCGGCCGGCGAATTGTCCAGCACGAAAGCCGGCCCCGTCTGGAGGATGACGTTCTATAAGGGCGCGGTCGAGCGGACGTTGAACTACTGGGCCGACGTTCTGCCCGATGGGCTGAACAGCGGCGAAACTTATGATATCAAAGCGAGCGTCGGAAAGTTGTACCGGAATGCGCCGTCCTATCACGTATCCAAGGGCGGCGTAACTTTGGATTCAGGATTCTAGAAAGGCAGATAATGGCAGAAAAGAAGGTCCGAGTGTGCGACGTGTGCGGCCGTGCGGTGACAGTGGTTGACCCTTGCAAGATCGTGATGACGGCAGACGGGGTGAACTTGGATACATGGGAAGCGGACTTGTGTGGCCGGTGCCAGAAGCGGGCATTTCGGTTTGTAGACAGGGCCATTCATGCGCCACGCTGGAAGGCAGGCGGCGCCGACGGACCGGAGCTGGCGACGAATGCCTGACGTTCGGCGCAGTGTTCTGGATCATTACCCGGCCGACTGCGTGGAAGTCGCGTGGAGAAAGTATTTTGCCCGCGACGACCGCGGGCCGCCTGACCTGAACGAAGTGCGGCGGTTGTGCAGAAATGAATGGCTGCGCGTGATCAAGCGAAGGGTGAACCGTGGCAACAAAGCGAACCAAAACAAAACGAAGCGGCGTCGGGTCGGTTAAGGTTCGGACGATGTCATCGCTAGAAGAACGGTTCTTGTCGAAATGGAAATCGCTCCAATCAGTCTGGCCTGACCCTGAACGCGAAGTCATGCTGTTCAAGCCGCGCCGATGGCGTTACGATTTCGTCTGGGCAGATCAGATGGTGATCGTGGAGATGGAGGGCGGCGTGTGGTCTGCCGGCCGACACCTGCGGCCGTCGGGGTTTATCGCGGACGTTGAAAAGTACAACGCTGCCGCGGTTGGTGGCTGGGTTCTTCTGCGGTACACGGTTGACGACATCACCAAAAGGTCCGCGTCGATGTTGGGTCAGATCGTGGCGGCGCTTGCTAATCAGGATCCGTTGCAAGCGATAGAATTTCACCGCTGATTCGAATGGGCGCCGGCGTGTTGCCGGCGAATGCTTGGCGGCTGCTTTACTTGCTCGGGTTCAGCCGGCCGCCTGGGTACCGATGGGCGCGCGGCTCTGGTAGGTCGCGCGTCCGTTTTTGTGAGCGCATAAAAAAAGACGCCGACCCCGAAGGGCCGGCGATCTTTTAGTGTAACCATCCGAATTACAGGCCGCAGGATTCGAGCGTGGTGATAACATCGGCCACGTCCGTGTCGCCGTTATCGTTCCAGCATTCGATTGATTCACCTGAGCAAGTGAACATCAACGATTTGCTGCCCAAGCGACGGCGTAACCTGTCGCGCCACAGCTTCACAAGGTCGGCCCGTTGATTCGCGCAAAACTGAATCGCACCGGCTACGCAAACGCTGCGGCAATTCGGCGAAAAGATTTTGCACGGGTTGCCGTCTGCGTCAGCCGCGAACAATCCTTGCAGCCATCGACGCTGTCCGGTTTTGTACAATTCGCTCGGTTTTAATGTTTCCATGTTCGTCCTTTCATAAAAAAAGACGCCGACCCCGAAGGGCCGGCAATCTTTATATAGGTGAAACGCCACGGCTAGTTGACCGCAGCAGAACAAATAGACTCCACCTCGTGAACGGTGTCCGACCATTCACCGCCGCCGGCGAACTTGTCGACGGCGACTTCGAACGCGCGGGTCTTGATGTCAGCGCCCGTTCCGAACAGCGCCTGATTAGTTCGGGCGCTGTCGGTAGAACTCGGCTGGCGTGCATAATCAACGTAGCCGGTGACCGCGTTCCAGGCACCGAAGGCCGTCCCCTGCCGCGTGGGCAGGTCATGGCCTGGGCCGTTCCGCGATTCATCAAGGACTCCGTTCCACTGGTTGATCCAATAGCCGGTAGGCTGCCCGGTCGCTTTCCACTTGTCCAGCGTGGCGCGACTTGGTGGCATCGCTGCCACGGCCAGACGCCAGACATCAGCGCGGGAAACCTTCACTTTCGCCAAGTCCCGCGCGACCTGTTCGTGCGACCGGATCGCACGGTCGGCAACATCCAACGCGGCAGAAATCTGGCCGAGTTGCGACTTCGTGTTGCCCTTGTGATTGATGCTGAACGACACCTGATCGTCAACATCGGCATCGAAACCGCGACGGGCCAGCGCGTACGTGTTGCCGCAGACGACGTAAACACTGCTGAACCCGCCCTGAAAGGCGGCGGTGGTATCGAACGAATTCGTCAGCAGCAACGTATTCAATCCGCGGTCATGCTGGTCAACGCTGAATTCACCGATGATGCCCTGAACCCAGCTTTTTTCACCGTTACCCAGAACGCCGGCCGTTATGATTCCGGCGATGTCACCGGAATCGATGAACGGCCGCAGAAGTTCAAGCATCTGTTCGTTTTGAATAATTTCATAACGTTCAGACGCAGAGCCCAGCGGTTGCAGGGTATCCGTTCGAACAATTTGGACGCCCCTGCCAGCGTGTACGGTTTCGTTTCCGTCGTCATCCGTGACGATGAACCCGCTCGGGAACTGTTCCGCGCGGAAATCCAGGCCGGCCAAGGCCTTCGCCGATTCGATGTCCATCAACTCATCGGAGCGTTGCCCGGTTCCGTGCCAGACAGGCACCCGGCCCCAAGCGGCCATCCTATAACGTCCATCAGCAAACTGATTCAAATTGGCTGCCATGATTTTGCCCTTTCGTTAAAAGCTCCGAAACATTTATGCGCCCGCAGAAAAAGCGAACGCAACAAACTCAAACGCTGTCGCGATCTTCCGCGCGATCTAATACGCTCCGCACGCCGTCCGATCCGACGTAAACTGAAAGCGCGTTCTTCAGATGTGAGCGAACAATCGAAATCGAACCAACGTCCGACAATAGGATCGGCTCGTGTTCGCTGCGATCAATGGTCGTTCGGTTTAGAATCTGATACCGGATTTCGTCGATCAGCGCCGCGCAGTCGCGGAGCCCAACAAAATAGCTTTCTTCTGCTTTCGTTAGCTTCATGGTCTTCCTTTCTATATGCCCGCGGCCAATTCCGCGGGCGGGTCGAGACAGCGCCCGATAGGGGCGGGTCGAAGGGCCACTTGCAGCTTCCGGTAAGCCTTCCGTTCGATTCGGATCAGTGATATGTTGCATCTATCTTCAGATGGGTCCAACCGTTTCCGCGAATTCTAGGACCGACTTGCCATTGCGAGCGGTGCCTTGTCCGGGCCGCCCCTATCAGACGCTGTCGTTTTTATGTGGTGCCGAATCGCAAGCCGCTTTCCGAGCTTACGACTCTGGTAGCTCTTCACCTTCAGGCCCGAAGGCCGTACTAACTCGACTACCCTAGCCCGCTGCGTCACGTCACGGACCTGGCTACAGTTGTCGGCCATTGCTGGCCGGTACTTTGTAGACCTGCTGGCTACCCGGTCTTTGCGTTGCCCGTCTACCCTGCCCTTTATCCCGTCGCCGGGAAGGCATGGCTGACCGGTCTACGAATCGGGGCTTACTAAGCCAGCCGATCAGTAAACCGCCCACTTGCTAGGGGTTGTTTTAACGTCGATAGGTGCTGCGCCGATCATCGTCCGCTCGTATCATCACCGTAGTAAACGGCTCCGAAGCGGCCCGCGATTCGGCACCACATTGTCTTGAGCGCCGAAAGCCACCGGCTATACGTTCCAGGTCTGATTTGTCCCGATAACGAAAAGCGGTCGAAGTTTCGCCTTTCGTGCAGCCGTTAGTCTGCGACGCCCCAGCGACAGGTAGCTATCACAGGTCGCCGGCTTTCGCCGTTGTCCTATGACTGGGAAATCGGAGGAACCTGTCAAGTTTTAGATTCAAATCAGATCGTCTTAGCTCCGACAAAAGCCGGTGCCTTTCGACGCTCAAGTTTTTTATTTCCTGACCCGCACAAAGTTCTTCGGGCCCCTTGGCTTGACCGGCTTCATTCAGCCGCCCACGCGCTTCGTCGCGTTGTTGTCCGCGTCGTCCGTGTTATTCAGTTTTAAAAGACCGTTTGGGTTTTGTTTCTTTCCCAACCTCACTATACATATTATACAACATTTAAGATCGTTTGTCAAGTAGAATCTGGTTGGAATCACGATATTTTTAACACGATGTAGAATATAAAGTGACGCTTTCTGGCGCCGTATATCCGCACGGCCCGAAGAACTTTGTGCGAGTCGACAACGCCCCGGCGGAGCGGGTTCGATAGGGCGGCTTATCCGCGTGGTGTGAGCCTTCCGTTTGATTCGGATCAGTTGAGCCCAACCGTTTCCGCGAATTCTAGGACCGACTGACCAGCGGTAGCGGCCGCCTTGGGCGACCCGCCCCGCCGGGACGTTGTCTTTGGTTTATTTCCTGACCCGCACAGAGTTCTTCGGGCCCCTTGGCTTGACCGGCTTCATTCAGCCGCCCACGCGCTTCGTCGCGTTGTTGTCCGCGTCGTCCGTGTTATTCAGTTTTAAAAGACCGTTTTGGTTTTTGTTTCTTTCCCAACTTCACTATACATATTATACAACATTTAAGATCGTTTGTCAAGTAGAATCTGACCAGATTCGTAATAAATACAATCTAAAGTTGCACTGGAATGGGGTGGGGCGATTCCTGCCCCTTGGCGCATCGGCCCCGTCTATCCGGCCAACCTGGAATAGAACGGCACCCAGACGCGAGCTATGCGGCCCAGGTTCGACCGTGAACGATCCGGCCGCGGTTGATTCGGTCCATGCTGCTTCGTATAATGCAGCCATGAAGACAGAAGCAACAGCGACAGCGACAGAGCCACCGACGCCAGCCGTAGCTCCGCGCGGTAGACCTGCCGGCAGAATCCATACCGCCAGGATGGATCTACGGTTACCGGTTGAACTCAAGCGCGCCGTGATCGTCATCGCCGAATCTGTCGGACTGCGCGAAGCGGATGTGGTACGCGAAGCGCTGCGCCACGCGGTTTGTGACGATGACGAACGCGAACGCCTGATTGCTCGATTGCTCGACGATTAAACGTACAACGCGGGCCGGTCATTTGTCGTTCTTCCGTTCGTGTCATACAATTGTAACATGGCGAGCACGTCCAGAGCGCTGCCGGTTCCGACCGAACCGTGGGATACCGAAACGAAAATTTCTCATCCCATGTTCGACGGGGAATTGTCGCCGCATTTCCACATGACAACCAGAATCAAAGGCTTGAGAATCGTTCAGGGTAGTGAACGGGTTGACCCGCTGTTTAGCGTCGTCGGGGGTGCCCCAATAGAAATCGAAGACCTTCGTGATCATGTTGTCATGACTAGCGCGGAATACGCGCGACTTCTGACCGCGGCAGGCGAACAACCCGCAGGTTCTATCGTTGGCTGATCCTTCAGACATTTTCGGCGGCGGGACCGGGACAGCGTTTGGGTACACTGTTCGATATGCTTCTGCGGTCGTTGCTGCCGGGGGAAACGGGACGACAAACTCGGTTACAGGCGGTGACGGAAATCGAGCCTGGACAGCGGTTGAAGCGGCAGCGCAGGCGAGCGTGGGCCAAGTGGTTTTCTTCATGGATGACGGAGATTATACGCTCAGCGCGGCGTTATCTCCGTCCAACTCAGGCACCACAGCCAATTATATCGTCTGGGCAGGAATCGACAATCCGCACGGATCGAACAGCAACGGTGGTCAGCCAAAATTTGATCAGTCAGGCGGGGCCTATCTGGTTGGGAATTCGTCGGTTGATTACTGGTGGATTGAAAATTTTGAGTTTGCCAATCCTGCAGGATCTAGCTGTTTCCAACACGACGACTATAACAGGATGCACAATTGTTACCTGCACGGCTCGAACCAAACTAATCTCGTGGGCAGCATTCGCAACACCTATACGCATTGTCGGTCAGACGGTGCGAATTGGCGCGGGTTCGGCTATAATACTGGCTGCTGCGCGTATTCCTGCACGGCGACCGGTAACGGGCTCGAAGGTTTCAACATCACGTCGACGGAAAACTGGGTCGTCAACTCCATTTCGCACAACAACGGATCGCACGGGATCGAGTTCAATGGATATCAGGCCCACGTGCTCAATTGCACGGTGGACGGAAACGGGGGCAGCGGTGTGTTTCAGGATGCTGGTAGTGATTCTCTGGTCGTGGTTCGAAGCATAATAACAAACAACAGCGCTTATGGAATCAGGACCGATTCCTCGTCGTCTATTGTTATGAGCCTGGACAATCATTTCCATAATAACACAAGCGGGAATCTCGAGGGAACTGTGCCGAATGGGGGGCAGACAACAGGCGACCCGCTGTTCATGGACTACGCCGGCGACGATTTCCGCCTGACTCCAGGCAGCCCAGCATCTAATCTGCAAATGGGGTCGCCGTTCGTCGCTGATTCGTGGGGGTCCAAGGGTGCGATTCAAACGCGGCGCCCGATGCTGGTTCACTCGGGAACGCTGGCCGGGCTCAGAGGGTAACCTATGCGGCAATTAGACAAGGCTTCAACGGGGAAGATCCTTTATTTCTTCGCACAAGATACTTCATCTGCAACCGGGGGTGGTCTGACCGGTCTGGCGTTTAATTCGTCCGGCCTGACGTGCTATTTCACACGGACCCAAGGGTCCGCGACAGCCGTTACGCTCGTAACCCAAACCGTGACGGGTTCGTGGTCTTCAGGTGGATTCGTGGAAGTGGACGCAACGAATCAGCCGGGACTTTACCGGTTCGATCCGCCAGATGCCGGGCTGGCAACCGGTGCCGATTTCGTGTTTTTCTATTTTAAGGGCGCTACCAACCTGGCGCCCGTCATGGTCCCGATTGAATTGATGGATATCAATGTGAGTGACAGAACCTACAATGAAGAGCTGTCAATTGAAATCGCCAAGCTACTTGACTGGAATGGAAGAATTGAGCCCGGAGAAGTTCAACAGGTTTCTGTTAATAATGTTGCCATTGCAATTGGGTACGCAGCCGAAGAAATCAGGAGCAGAGTCCAAGCGCTCGACCCTGAATAGATATGCCAGAGCAGCAGGAAACTGTGAAGCATTATTGCGTAAACCATCGCGAAGTCTTGGCGTTCGCTATGATGGAAAAGATCAGAAGCGGACAGAACGATTCATACATGTACGTCCCTGTCTGTTGGGCTTGCTGGTGTGATTCTGAATTGAGTTCAATGCGTAAGTCAAAAAGCCAGAGGAAGAAGTGGTGCATGTGGATCATCCAGTCGCTGCCCACTGATCAGGAAGGGGTTGACTATGGAGACGGAAATCCTTGGTGACTCGCTGGCCGTGCTTCGAAAAGAGATGGCCCGAGTAAGGCGTGAACGCGACGAGATGGTGAAAGCGATGCGGAAGATCCGGGACAACAGCTTTCATTATTGGAACACTGAAGGCGTTTGCTACAAGGAGTGTGCGGTCTGCATTGCAGTCGATGCCTTGAAGGAATTCGAATTGTATGAGCAACGCTAAACGCGATATGTACTTAGAATCGTTGGCACGCCGGAAGACCTGGGCCTATCGGTTCGGGCTGGTCTTGATCGGTGCCGTGCTGGGCGTGGCCGTGGCCGCTGCCGCCGGGAACCTTTGCCAAGACATCGGACGCTGGGTTGTCAACGTATTGAAATAGAGACTCGCCGATGCCGAACGCAGTCAAGACGGATCGTCATAACCCTAAGCGGACGAATCGGCCATCAGACCGTCACCGCGGATCAGCGTCCAGCCGTGGGTACGGCGTGGTCTGGCGACGGGCTGCCCGCCGACACTTAAAACGGAATCCGATATGCGTGGGTTGTTTTCGAAAAAACATAATCGAGCCCGCGCGCGTGGTTGATCACATCCAGCCGCACGCGGGAAACTCAGAACGGTTCTGGGATGTCAACAACTGGCAAGCGCTTTGCATCAGATGCCACAACAGGAAGACCGCGCGCGAAAAGCTGAGCCGTACAGGGTGACAACATGATGGGCGAATCTACCCATAGCCGTTTAAACGCAGAAAACAGCGGTCGCCGATCATCCCGCACCCCCATTATTAGGCTAAAAACGCAGGTTTCGGGCGGCAGGGTACCCCCATTTAAATCACTAGAACGAGGGTTCGCGGGACCGTCTATGCTGTTTGAGCAGATTTTCTGCAAAGTTAACGTATGACAAAAAGTCTTGGATGGTGTTTTAATGGAAAAGCGCGGCACTAAGCCGAAACCCTTAGCCGTTCTGCGGCTACGCGGGAAGGACGGAACGCGCGCCCGCGTTTCCGCCGACCTGCCGGCAAAGCCTGGCGCGCCAGAATGTCCGGCTTGGTTGTCGAAAAACGCAAAGCTCATTTGGGTTGACATGGTGAAGCGGACGGTGCCGCTTGGCATCTTGTCCCAACATGACCGGGACGCGCTCGCGGTTCACTGCGACGCGGTGGACGATTACGCCGCAGCCTGCCGCACGATTCAGCGAGAAGGGCTTACGGTTCAGGGCAAATTCGGGACGATTCCCCACGCGGCCGTGGCGATAAAGACCGCAGCGTTTTCACGGATGTCGAAAACGATATCTTATTTCGGGCTGTCGCCGTCTTCGCGTGTCGGATTAGGGAAAGGCGCCAGGGTCAATGATGAAAAAGAATCCAAGAACGACTTCATGCAGACCGGATAATCTTGTCCCGTACTATCAAGACGAGTCCGCGACGATCTACCACGGTGACTGCCTTGATGTTCTTGGCAAACTGGAATCATCAGGGGCGCGCATTGATGGAGTAATCACCGATCCGCCATACGCTTCCGGGGCGCGGACGGAAATGGGGAAGAAGTCGTCTGGAAGCATGTTGCGGGGGGGGAATTGGGCAGACAAGCCGATCGAGAACGACCAGATGACGACCGCGGGGTTTGTGTGGTTTACTAGACAAATCGCGTTTTCGTGTAAGAACATGATGCCCGACGGGGCATCGTTCTTGTCTTTCATTGATTGGCGGAACTGGCCGAACATGCTAGGCGCTTTGGAGTCGGTAAACCTGCGCGTAAACAATATGATCGTTTGGGACAAGGCAACGGGTGGACTTGGTAATGGGTACCGCGGTCAGCACGAATTGATCGTCCACGCTTCTAAGGGTGTTGCAGACATGAACCGCGACATTTACCAGACTAACGTTATCCAGTGCGGTCGTGAGTCCAATGCTGCACACCCGTCACCGAAGCCGGAGCAGCTGATGCTGGCGCTGATGTCTGTTATGGTCAGAAAGGGCGACTTGATTCTTGACCCGTTGATGGGTTGCGGCCCCGTGTTAACAGCGTCGAAGTTATGGGGCGCCAAATCTATTGGTATCGAGATCAACGAACAGTATTGCGAAATAGCGGCAAACCGGTTAACGCAAAGCGTTCTGGACTTTGAACGAAATGGCGAAACAAAACAAGAAGCCCATACCGAAGCGCTGGCTTGAAGTGTTCGAATCGTTGCCCGGCTATGATCCGGTCGCCACTGCTGCGCCGGGCCATTGGTTCGACGTGACGAAAGCGGACCACGCCGCGAAGTTTTTCCCGTTCATCTTGAAACACGTCAAGGGCGAAATGTACGGGAAGCCGTTCGACCTTCAGCCGTGGCAGCAGGCGGTCGTCGGTTGTCTTTTTGGTTGGAAGCGCGCAGACGGTACGCGGCGTTACCGCGAAGTCTTCATCTTCATAGCTAGGAAGAACGGCAAGACGTGCTTCGCTGCCGGCCTTATCTTGTATACGTTGTTCTGCGATAACGAAGCGGGCGCGGAAATCTACGGCGCCGCGTCTGAATACAAGCAAGGGTGCCTTGTTTTTGAACATGCGCGCGGAATGATTAAGCAAGAAGAAACTCTGTCGAACAGATGCCAGGTTTACAACGGTCAGGCGAAGGCGATCACGGTTGAAGAGACGCTGTCATCCTATCGCGTGGTATCTTCGGAAGCTTATAGCAAACATGGCTACAATACGCACCTGGCGGTCATCGACGAACTGCATGCGCAACCTGATGGTGAACTTGTTGACGTTATGGAAACGTCAACGGCGAACCGCCGGCAGCCGATGATTGTGTACCTGACGACTAGCGACTTCGAGCGCGAGGGCTCTGTATGCAATGAGAAGCACGGATATGCAACAAAGGTTCGCGATGGAAT